TCAACAACCAAAGAAACTGCTGCAACAGCCGGAACTGCAGTTAGTAATAATATTGGTTTTTTAAAAAAAAGCACCAACAAAGTAAATTTTGGCATAGCAAAAGACAATAATTCGTTCATTTATTTTTGTTTTAATCTCACATCAAATGAATGATGTGAGTTGATTAAAATTAAGCTCCAGTCACATCATTATCTTTTGCTACAATAAGACCAAGTGCTACAGCAGTTGCTAAAATACTTGCGCCAGCTTCTACAGAAATCCATTCCAAAGCGATTGCTACAGCGACACCTCCTGTGATGATTCCCGCCAATGTTGTTTTCCAATTTTTCATCTAAATAAATTTTTAATTATTAATACGATTTTTTGCCAAAGACTTTTCTTTTTATCGGCTATCGGCTTTGGCGGTTCGATAGGGATTTCATATTTTGGAACGCTCAAAACTACTTCTTTTTGCTTCATATCCGTTTGCATAATTGGGAATGTTTCTCCAACCGTGTAATTTTCGTGTCCAGAAGCAACTATACCGTTTTGACTAAAACAATAAGGCATCAATGACACCATCAATAGAACTAGTACTTTCTTCATCTTTTATTAGTATATAATTTCCGTTATGCACTTCCCAAGTTCTGCCGTGTTTATCTGTAAGTTTCATTAATGAGAAACCCAAGTTGTACCATTGTGAAAAACAGGACAAACAACATCCCCGCCACCCGTTAGCGTTCCTAGATAGGTTGGGGTTTGAGCATCTGTTACGTATGCCCAATTCCCTTGTTCTGCATTTGGGGACGTTGTTGGCAAAGTATCTACAGTGTAAACAGGGAATTTAGAATAGCCTAACGTTCCCGTAAATCCACCTATAAAAGTACCCTGTATGTACTTGTCTGTGTTTTGAACAATATTTCCGTCCCCATTTGTTGACCAAAGCGAAAGTTCATCTACATACCAAGTGTCTGTACCTACTTTAGTTAATTCGAACGAACTTTTTTGACGTATTAAATAAACACCGCTTGCTATTCCAGTTGCTGTTACTCCTGGTGCAAAAGACAGCAAAGTATACCCTGGTTGTGTCAATCCGCAATTGATTCTTATTTTAGTCCCAATTTGAAAAGGTACGCTAGCGTTTGCAGGAACGGTTATTGAAAAGTTTTGATTAAAAGAAATGTCAGTCGTCAACCTGTCGTTTGCATCTGATAGTTGCAAAGTGTAAGGACTTTGTCCCGAACTTAAAATAGTATCTGACCCGTAAATTGCATCAGCCACCGAAGCCGTGGAACTTTGAACGAAAAATGTGTTTGCAATTGTATTGTCGTTCGAACCTGCTGTTGCTGTTGGTGCTGTTGGTATTCCTGTGAATGTAGGAGAGTTGATATTAGCTTTCAATCCAATAGCAGTCAAAGCATCACTTATCTGTTTTTGCAACTTTCCAAAAGCCACTAAAACAGAATCAGTAGAAACTATTTCACCACCCGTTACAAACGAAATTCCAGATAATACAGTTGCTAAAACACGGACGGTTGTGAAATATAAATTAGAAGATCCCTCTGGTAAGGCATCTGTATTTGTTGCGCCAGATCCTCCACTCCCATTATTTACCCATTCTTCTAATTCATCATCCCAAGAATAATTCACAACAACAGTTGAACCTACTTCGTTTACTTGTGCTGAATCTCCAGCTTCAGCTGTTGGATGTGCTGCAATTAAAGCCGCTTCAGTTAAATAAACGCCTTTAAAATGTTGATTGTAATCGACTGTATCTAGTTTGGTGGCTAATAAATCATCTGTTTCTGATTTTAAATAACGATTGTTCAGTGCATCATTAATATCATCTAATTGAGATTCTGTGGCATAAGTAGTTTCGTCCAAACTCCCATCAGCTTTTAAAAACTGATTTGAATTCCCACCCTCTACGATGTAGCCTTTTGTTGTTATTTTACCAGACATAATGTTTTATTTTTTTAATCAAAATCATTTCGGTTTCCTGTTAAAAACGCATGGATTAGCATTGCGATTAATATGGTAATTGCTATCATTAGCTTAATTTTTGAATTGAAACATCGTGAATTAAAATAGGTTGTAAATGATTGTTAAAAGAAGAATCTACTAAACTATTTCTTCCAAGTTCTATTTTAATTGACGTGTCAGAAGGGTCTAAATCAACTTCAAAATACAACTCTTGCCATCCTTGCCAAACTATACTTTTTCTGATGATGTTGTCGTTTATTTTTAGTTTCAAAATCCCATAATCAAAAGAGTAATTCACTTCATCTGATTGAGCGTCATTAATATATTCGCTATTTTCAATACCAGTACCTACATATCTTGAAGTCGCAATTTTGTAGAAATTTTGAGCTACGACACGAATAGCTATTTTAGAACAGCCCGCAGGTACAGTGATTGTTTTAGTAGCTGTATCTCCATCAGCATTAAGCTGTAAATGTTTAACAGAAGCGTTATATGAAGTATAGTTTGCAATTTGACTTGGAAAAGACTTATATTCAGCCGTATTTGCAAGAGTGAAATCTTCATCTTCAAAAGAAGTATCAGGCATTAACTCTGTTCCAAATTTTCTATCAGAATAATTAAAATTTGAATTTACTTTTTTAACGCCATCGTAATTTTCAAGAATTGGATTATAAAGATTAAAAGCACCTGCTTTTTTAATTACAATTCGAACTTTATCATATAATTGAATCCCTACTTTGTCAACTAAAGAAACATTAACAACCCCATCAGCATAAGTAAACGAAACTTCTTCGTAAAAAGTTCTAGTTATATTTATTGCTAAACTAGAGTTATTAGTTCTTGCTAGATATACATTATCAGGCGAAACACTAGAATTAATTTTAAAATCAAATTTAGTGATATTTACAACGGGTAAAATCAACTCCACTAAAGCATAATTATTAAATCCTACTGCTTCTTTATTCACTACTTTACAAGCTGCTCCTTGATAGTTTGATACAAAATTTATAGAAGAACCGCTTACATTATAAGCTGAATTATCTCCATTATCTAGCTTTCCTGTGTTATCAATTAATGAACGTGAATTTGAAATAGCTGTGAAATATTTTAATCTATCCAAATTAGTATCATAAGTCAAATCTGTTATTGTAGGACTTCCAGATTTGTAAGATGGTCTAATTCTGAACATTTTTACACTACTTTCAATCGGTATCTTTGAAATCATTTCAAAGTATTTGAAATAAGCAGCCATACATCGCCATCCACTGTGACCACCACCTCCGAAAGTAGCACCTTCAAACATAAATCCATTGTATGGATTAGTAGTTGGATAGAGCTTTCTCCACAACCTTGTTATTGCCAAGAATGGAATGTTATTTTCAGTCGCAAAAGCACTGTATCCATTTTGATAATCTTTACTTAAATTCGCATAATCTTCTTCACCAGCCAGTAATAATTTAGCTCCATAGGAATCTACAATTTCTTTGAAGTTTTTTAAGTTTATTTGTAAATCTTCCCCTGTAGGAGTTCCATTAGCGGTGTTATTAAGAAGTATATACTTCGGCTTCATTGCCCTTGGGACAATACTAGGTACATAAAAAGGATTAGTATTACTAATTAAAATTGCAGAGTTATCATTTATACTAGAACCAGATACAGCCATATTAATAATATTAACATCAACCATATCGTTAATTCTTTCAGCCCAGCTTAATCCTGAAATAGTGTTATAGCCTTCTGTCAATGAAGACCCGAATAACATTAAATTAACAGGTTTATTAATAATTGGAGAAATAATTTCATCTACTACATCTGCTAATGGCAAAAACTCTGTGATTTCAACTTTCATATCTAACCCTAAAGTAGCTGGTTCACTGAATGTTGTAACAGAACCAATAACAGGAGTAGCAATTCCTCTAAAATCATAAAAAGTATAAGAACTTCTAACTCCTGATGAATATTTAAGATTACCAATATTATCGCCTTTTACACAATACCTATCGCCTACATTTAACCTTAATCCTAAACTTTCTACATCAATTATCGCAGCATTAACGGTAATATCTACCAATGATTTAATTCTCATTTGTCCGCTAAAAGGCTCTACAATTCCAAATTGAATGTTATAGGGTGTGCCACTATAAGTTCTAAAATTCAATGTTTTAACTTTTCCAGAAACATTAGGAGAAGGTTCGATGCAAATTAAAAAATTAAAAAAGTTATCATAAGTTGCAGTATTTTGTCCAGTAAAAAACGGCTTTTGAATAGCAACAGATTCATCAACGTAAGTTATATCTGCCTTTGAATCTAAACCTGTAATTTCCGTCAAACTAACAGAATATTCCCCGTTAATTCTTCGCAGTGTTCCAAGGTTATTTTCAGGGATTACCATTCCACCCCAATTGGAATAAGTCCCTGCTCCAGCACCTATAGAATGGATATTTCCAGTTGATGGCAAAGTACCATTAGGATTGCCAATTGGCGTACTACCTACTACTACATTTAGTAATTTTTCTTCAGTTTCGAATTTAGAATAATATGGAGTTGACATAATTTATATGTTATTAAAATGTTCATAGTTGAATTCTACAACATCCTCGTTATATAAGGTTTGTAGAATTTCTATTTGATTTGGTAAAATGATTGTGAATTGCGATGAATTGTATAATTTCAGTCCATTTACAAAAATGGAAACTAAATTTGTTGGAGTAAATGGAAGTGTGAAAATTGCAGAATCTCCAGTTAGCCAAGTGAATGAACTTGTAAAGTTGCTTATGTTTGAAGCTAAATATTTTTGCCCATCATCTTCATAATAAAACAAACTATCATCGAGTTCAAAATCAACATCCAATGAAGAATTTGATTCCCAACTTTTCCACGTTTGCGTGAGTGCTATTTTGTTGTAATTACTAAATGCTATTTGACCTCTATTTGGAACAATCAATGGCTGTTCATTCAATAAGCGAAATCCGGCATGTCCAGTACTAACGGATGCAAAATGATTTAAAGTTATTGGACCGCCAGTTCTGTTTGATATAATATATTCTTTTCCATTATAAGCATCGACAACGTTACTAAAATCAACACCATCTATCGTATTGAGATCAGTGTTGTATACTATCAGTAAACCTTGTTTAGATGCTGGCGCAAGGATAAAAGCATTATTACCTGTAGTATCATAATCTGCCCACCCATCTTTTTCTATTTTTGAAATGAAATTATCGCCAATAATTGGAATTGTTGGATTTCCAACAGATGTATCACTAACATTAATTTCTGTTACTAAAATAGTATTTAATGGAATATTGGGTCTAATTGCAATACCATCTGTTTCTAATCCTTGAACTAAAACAATAGTATTTGAAGTATTTGCAACTAAAATATCAGTTCGTGTTAATCCAGAATCAGCTAATGGAATTTCAATAACTATATCGGCTAAATTTGAATAATAAATCTCGCTTATTTTCCATTGTGCATTGGCTGGAACTGTAATTTCATTACCATCTAATGTAATTTCTCCAATATCAATTATTTGATCATAAGAAACTGCATTTATCGCATCTATAATTTTTTGAACCGATAAACTTTCAGATACTTGATTTCTTGAAACGTGTATTAAAGAATTAGGATCTAAAGTGTTTTGAGCTGGTAATTCAAAGATTCTTTTTGCATTTGTCGCAATCGCATTTAACGTTTCGGTTATTGCTGCTAATCTTTCCGTTACAAATGTTTGAAAGCTCATCTTTACTTGAATTTTGTTTTAACAAATGTAGAAAATATTTTCTTATTTATATTAATTATAAATAACTAAAACCGAAAAACATACACCTGAATTTTTGTAATTTTGGAGCATGTGGATATTTATAATTTTTATTTTTGTATTTTTCGTAGGTGGTGGCTGGCTGATAGGCAAACTATTAGGTAATTTGTTTTTTCCTGAAATGGACAAAAATAGAAATGTGTTTATCGACAGATCTGTTCATCATCATTACCATGAACATAAAAATATATCGATTATTGATGATGTGACTAAAAAAAGGATTTTTGAATTAAAAGATAAAAATTGATGGAACATATATTAAGAGAAATACTAAAACAAGATCCTTCTTGCAGTATTGAAAGATATTTTGAAATTGTAGAGCATGAAAAACAATACGAATGTCTTTCTGAACACGAAAAAGACGTAATTAATAAAACTATATTGAGTATCGAAGATATAAAACATTATGAAACAATTCTATCAAGAAAACTTTCTAAAAGAGAATTAACTATTGCTGGATTATTACGAAATAATGGAGTTCTACTAACTGAAAATGATTTTAAAAGATAAGAATTAAGATGAAAAAACAAGATCAGAATTGGTTCAATGATTATCAAAAAGTAGAATCTTTTTTGATAAATGAGTTAGGAGAAAAATATAAAGAAATTGATTTTTCTAAATGTATCGAAGCTTCTGATTCTACAATTATTATGATTCAAGAATTGATAAAGCAAAAAGCCACTAAAATTAATTAGTGGCTTTTATAATTATGGCAAATTCGCTAATTAAACATAACTCACAAATCCGCTATCAGTTTGAATAAGTCCAGGAACTGCAACAGCCGTTCCATCGAATCCACCAGCTCCAGATGATTGAGAATTGTAAACACTTCCAGTTTTTATCATTGTAGCCGTCAAAACATAAAGATTTGATTTTTCCAATGGTCCTTCTGTATTGAAGTTTCCATTTTTCACATACCCAACGCCATTTATTGTAACGTGTTCATGAGATAAGGCTTGAGTTATTTTGCGCCACATCTCCTTGGTTACGGGTTCAAAAACTATCTCATCTACTTCATACATATCCGCATTGAGTAAAATAGCATCGGTATCTGTTTTATGAACTTCACTTTCTTCATCTACTTTTCCTTTGATAAATTGATACGGAATTCGGATTAAATTTTTGATGCCAGTCGAATACATCATATCGGTATTTGTAGAATTATAATATCTAATTTCTAAAACATCTTTGTGTTTTACTTTGCACCAAATCAATTCTGATAAATGAATTAATTCCGTGTAATTACTATCGGTATTATTGATTCTCACACGGAAATATTGGTCTATATAGTCAACCATATCAATTGTAAATTCATAGACTTCGTAATTTTCTCTATTGAAAATTGAACCTACAATAACGGCAACTTCTGGACCATTGTATAAGTTGGAAATTACCAAAACATCAGCGTTTTTCGATTCATCAAAAACAATTTCCTCTATCAAAAACCAAGATGTGCCAATTTGGATATAATTCCCAATTTCGCCCCATTCTGGAGTTAATCCATTCAAAAAATGTGTGTCAATAATAGCAGATGTGGTATAATCATAAACATTTCCTGCTAGAAAATAAATGCCTGTTTTTCCGTTGCCTAAATCGTACTGAAAAGCATCTCTTTTATCTTTTATTCCAATATTCGATGTCATTTTAGTAACTGGAACATTGATTTCAGTAGCATCTTCTTTTACAATAGTAGCTACATTAGTTTCATAATTCGATTTGAATTGTGTAGTGATGATGTCGGCTGATTGGAATTGCTGAATTTCTTTATAAGGTACCTCAACATCCACTTCACAGCTCAAAGTGTTTTCATCATTTTTATAATTGGCAGAATCGCCAAAGGTAATTCTGTTGGCAAATCGAAAGGAGTTTGATTTTGAAATGTAAAAATAAGGCGTGTAAATTCCGAATTCTTTAACTTCAAAACCTGATGAAATGAAATAACCCAATTGATCTTTGATGTACACATTGTACAACCCAACGGTTAGTCCTGGAAACACTGGCGATGTTTGCCAAGTGATATTGTCCAAAGAGTATTGCAAATCCAAGCCAAAAGTATTGACGTTTGTAATATTCAAAGTACCACCATTTGGAGAATTTACAATATCAAAAGTAAAGTTTCCGAGATACAAATAACTTGGAGTTGTTACGCTTTGTATTGCTTTTTGTCCATTCGAATCCTCAACTTCGACAGTGAAATTCATTCCACGATATGCTGTGAAAATTATCGGATTTTGGGTATTTGGATTTCTAACAAAAGGCTGTAATAATTTTGTTGCCAAATGATTTGTAGTAATATTTATAGTACATCTACTGGATTCTTGACCTATTTGTGGCGTAAAAAAAACAGAATCAATATTTAAAGGAATTGTAGATGTTTCATTTTCAATAGTAACATTTACAAAAGTATCGCTCGATCCTTGAAATATCATTCCAGAATAATTAGCTTGAATTATAACGGATCCAAGTCCATTTCCTAAAGATCCTAAAGATTTACTTATACTAAAAAGTCCAGTTGCGTTATAATCTAAATCCAAAGCGGATTTATATCCATTCGCTGCGAAACCAATATAAGTATTATTTCCAGCATCGTAAATAGGTAATTCTGATTGAAAAGATCCTAATCTATTTGCTTTGAAAGTTTCTGAAAATGATATTCCCAGAGCAGCTTCTGTAAATGTGAAAATATGATTTACTGGAGGTACATCTTCGAATTGTATTGTTATTTTTGAATATGCCATGATTTTATATTTTATCTATTAGCTTTTAGTAATTTCCAAACTCCTTTTCCATTTGGCTTAAGGTTGAAAAGAAACCCTTTTTCTTTCTCGTTATCTTCATTTATGAATTCGACTAATCCGTAAAAATTACGTACTTCTTTTCCAAAAAATACACTGGTACCTTCAACTTGCTGCATGATATCGAAAGTGCATTTTGCTTCAAATTCTATCCACTCGGGAAAGAACCTAGCTGGGAGTAATTCAGAATTTATAATTTTTCCATCTTCTGCATACTCTGGTTTGCCTATTTTTTTGGTTTTCAATTTACTATTAGATATTGAACTTCCATAACGAACATAATCCGTTGCATACTTTTTAAAACCGCCACCAAACCACCATGAATGGCGAAGCAGAATATTAAAAGGCGAAAACCTCAAATTAGTAACTGTATCCGGACTGAAAATTCCAGTAGGTTCTTTTTCGAAATCATCCTGCCATTTTCTTTGTTCGAAAACTGATGTAAAACCTCGTTTTAAATCCAACATAAAAACATCATTATCATAAGACGTATCTTCAGTATCGTTTAACGATTTTGGTTTACGTCTGGCGAATTCCATCCCGTAACTATCAAATCGATATTTGGTTATTTTAGAATAGGTAGATTTTAATCTATTGATGATGGTTGTGTAATTTGATTTTGTGTTAAACTCATCCAATCCCATCGCTTCCTCGTAGGTACCGCCTTTTTCGCTTCCAAATTCCAATGAAGAATAATAATACTCTGTGGCAACAGTGCGTTTTACTTTTTTTACCTGAAATGGCAAACGAATTGTTACGTTGTTGTTATAGAAAAATGCTAACTCTTCCAAACGCACTCTTTCTTTTCTTCCAATGGTTTCAATACCTATTCCAACATTCCAAACTGCATCAATAGAAGATACAGCATCCTTGAACGATGATGTTAAAGGTTTGAATAGGTTCTCGACTTTTGGAGGGCCTAATGTTGGAATTGGCAGTTTGTCAAATCCACGTACCCAAAACCCATGAGTTACGGCCGTGAATGCTCCTGGTCCATCATTGGTATAACCCAAATCAGTTCTTCCTAGAAATTCAGAATAAAATGCTTTTTCTTTATTGGTGCCAATTGTTACTAATCTATCAATAAATTCGTGAGCTAATATCGCATTGGTTTGCGATTTATCATAAAAAGAATCTTCTTCAACATACAAATCTCCCGATATGTTGGTTAATTTTATATCTAGTTTAGCATTATTATTATTTTTAAAATCAACATGTTGTTGGGCGTTAATTGACAAACTTTCCCCTTCTTCAACATCAATAATTCCGCTATAATTTACGGAATAAGTTCGCCCGTTGGCGGTGTTTATGGCTGTTGCTGAATTTAAAGAAAAAAGTGCAATTCTTTCTTTGAATTCGTAAGCGATTCCGTTTTTGAACTTGGTTATTTGAATATTAAAATCAGACCAATCTATATGTTCCTGACGAACACCAAATGTGAACTGAAAAGACGTATTAATATTTAATGTTCTTTTTTTGTCCGAAATCGCAAAGAACATCATCCCAGTATCGCCTTGATTATAACCCGCTATGCTTCCAACCAATATAGATTGTCCTTGTTCGTGTGATATATTTACTAAAGAAAAAGGAATCCCAACGGCTTGACCTCTAGTATTTCCGTCATTGGATTCATTGTACAAGCTGGCTGTATTATCTAGATTTCTAACCTCCCATTTCGATTTCAAAAAAATTCTTCGACCATCCAAAGCTACGGTGATAGGATTCAAAGCTGGTATCAATTTGCCGTCGATGGTTTCTGATCTATCGATTTCTACCTGATCTGATTCCCTAGCTTTTAGCAACTGCTCTAATCCTCCGGAGTTGAATTTTATGGAAACCTGATTGTTTTCAAATTCATAAGTGGACAAATCTAAATAACCCGCATAAGTAAGCTGGAAAATATCGGTTTGCGGGTGTTTTTCTTCACGTCTTAATTCAATATCTGCATTAATTCCCTCGATATCATAAATCAGTTTGATGTAGTCTTTTCCGGTACCAATGAATTTGGATGAGTTGGAAAATCGGGAAATTATGCCATGATACTGTTCGTGACGTGCTAATTCTTTTTCATCACTTTGCCAGCCAATAGGCTCTTCGATAATAACCGTGCCTTGGTTTTTATTGTACAAAGTGTACTGAACTCTGTCGTTATATGCTGGATTGATATTTCCCATTAGTTCCAGTTAGTATTTTTCATTTTCCACAAATGATGATTGATGTCTAATTTTGATTGATTTACGACAACAGTTGATTTGTTTTTTTTGACTGCATCAGTATTGCGTTTCAATTCTTCTAGCAATTCTTTATTATCAGTATTGAAATATTGATTGGCTTGAAATTCACTCATTTTTCGACCTTGCATTTGAATATTAGCCATCATTGCCGCATACTGCAGTTTCTCATAATCCTGAATGGATTTGTGAACCGTATCGCCTTCCAACAATTGAACAATTCTGTTTTTGCCGCTGTAGGTTTCAGCAGTTCCATCTTTATGCTCCACGACCTCGGTAACACCACCATCATTAATCATCGCAATTTCTCTTGGTCCACCTTTACGACCATCTTTGTATTTTGGAATTGGTGTGGCTAAAATTGCGCCTATTTGAATTGCGCCTAAAGTTCCAGCTACTGTTGCCATAATTGGTCCTAATGGCAAAAATGGTTTAGTATTCAAAGCGTTCAAAATAGCTAATGCTGTAGAAATTCCAGCTTGAGCAATAGCAGATGCTTTATTAAAAACTGCCTGTTTGTGTTGTTCTTTGCGTTTCTTTTTTTCTAACTCATCATTCTTTTTTTCACGTTCTTTTTGTAACAAATCTTTTTGCCGTTCATCTTTTCCAGCAAGTTCAATTTGTTTATCGTAATACTCATTGTTTTTGTCAATTTCATTGTCAATTTCTTGAATTTTACGTTCGTTAAAAGCAGATGCTAAATCAGATAATGCGCTTGTCATATCAGATGATATTTGCAGTATTTGTTCAGCTTGTTCTTGAACTGTTATGGTTTTTTCTTTTTCTTTTTCTTTGAAATTATCTAAACCTAGTTCTGTTAGTTTTAATCTGGCATCTGAAAGCCTTTTTTCAATATCAAGAATTATTTTATTTGATTTTTCAGAACCATCACTTTGAGCTTTGAACGCATCTAATTCAGCTTGAAGATTATCAGCTTGTAGTTTTGCTGTAGCAATTGCAAATTCTTTTTTGATTTCAAAAATTCTACGCTCATGATCTTCAATTGCTTTTTCTCTATCTGACTGTGCCATTGATTCTAAATCACCCAAGGATGCAAATCTTTCATTTTCTGATGCTAATTCAGCATTCATAGCAATTTCCTGCTTTTTTACACCTTCTTCAAGATTATCTTGATAGCTTTTTAAATCAAATTCATTAATTTTTTTAATTTCTTCTGATGTCTTTTTTTCAATATCCTCAATCTTATTTTTAGCATCTTCTTTGATTCTTATTTTCTCATTGGTACTTAATTTATTTTCGTCCAAAACAAATTTATCCGCATCCAAGGAATACTTTTTAGTCAATTCAGTCAATGCAATTTGTTTTTGTTGACTTTGTTCCAAAGCGGCAATGCGAACACTATCCGTTTCTTCTTCATCTTTGGCTATTTCACTATTAATTTGAATAATTCTTTCTAATCGTTGCTTTTCTAGGTTGTATAAATCATCATTTAGCTTTTTAGCACGATCAAGTGCGTCTTTAGCTGCTTTTTCATCGTCTTTTGAATTTATTCCAGATGATACTACATCTGTACTTATAGTTGTTTTTATGTTTCTTGATTTTAGTAAACTTTTTGCAGCAGAAGTTTGACCAGCTAATGATGATAATAATTCGTTTTTTTCTTTTATCAATTTATCATTAGCTAATCTTTCTTTTTTGTTATCAATAGTTTCCACTTCTCCAAGTGGAGTATCACGTCTTAATGCTTTTAAAATTAAATTCCTACCTTTCAATCTATTTACTTCAATAATCAATTCTTTTTGAGCCTGAATATTATAATCTCGGTATCCTTCAATTTCATCATCTTTCAAACCTTTAACACTATTGAAATATCTCAAAGCTTCATCATATCCTTTTTTACGTAAATTTTCCAAAGATTTTTGTCTAGCAACTTCTTCTGATTCGAATATTTGTGTCCAGCCTTCTGTGGTATCAGTTAGTATATTTGTAATTCCTTTTAATAATCCACCTAAACCATTTCCTTTTTTTTCTAAAGACAATATAAAAGAACTCCATGCGCTTTCTAATCTATCGAAAGAACCAGATAAAGTATCAGTTCTTATTGCAGCTTGTTCTTGTGCTGTTCCAACTTCTCCCATTTTAGAAGTAAGTTCTGCTAATCTATCAGTATGACCTAAAACATTGGTTGCGGCTACTACATTTTCCAAACCAAAAACTTTAACCATACCCGCATTATCTTTCAATAATGGTTTCAAAATTTCTAAACGCTCCTGTATAGGTTTTGATGTATCGCTTAAATCTTTGAATGAAATACCCAATGCTTCTATAGCTTGTTTTGCTTTTAATGGCAAAGCATCTGGAGCAGATAATTTTAATAAAACATTACGCAAAGCTGTTCCAGCATCGGCACCTTTCAATCCGTTTTCTGCCAATAACTCGACTAATGCTGTTGATTCTTGGATACTAATATTAGACGTTCTGGCAACTGCTCCAAACTTTAACAATGCTTCTGTTACTTGTGGAATTTCAGCAGCTCCATATTTGGCACCATTCGCCAAAGCATCAACAAAAATACCCGCCTGTTCAGCTGGAGCATTAAATTGATTCATAGCATCAGTCAATGCAGTTGCAGCCGCTGGCATTTCCATTCCAGAAGCTTGAGATAAAGTCAAAACAGCTTCTGTAACTTGGTTCAATGCTTCTACATTTTCAAGCAATTCAGGTTTTGCCGATGCTATTAATTTGTAAGCTTCAACAACGGCAACCGCACCACCTTTTACGCCTTTACCTAATTCAATTGCTTTGCTTTTTAAATAATCAAGGTCTTTTCCTGATGCTCCCGTTATTGCGCTCAAATCAGCAACAGATTGATCGAATTCTTTAATAATTTTTATAGTTCCTTTTATAACAGATGCAAAAGCAGCAACACCTCCTACCAATCCAAAAGCTCCAAATAAATCTTTTACACCAGATGTAAATGATTTTAATTTTGGATAATTACCAACGTTTTTGGTAAAATCTCCAACAGCGTGATCTGCTTTTTTTACTTTAGCATCTAAAACTTCAAACTCTTTAGCGGCTTGTCTGGTTGCTTTAGAGCTTTCACCTTCAAGTACTATTAAATCACGAAGTTTGTTTTTAGCTTCGGTTCTTGCTGCATTTAGTTTAGTATAAGCGGAAACTAATCCCAATCTTTCTAAAGTTTCCTGCTTTACTTGTTTGTTAAGTTGTGCCAATTCCAAACGTTCAGCTACCAAAGCTCTATTTGTACCTTCAGTTGCTAATTGGTTTTTCTTTTTTGTAGAAATTAAAGCCAATTCAAGTTGGTTTTGTTCTTTCCAGATTCCTAATGTTTTAGTGTTTTCATCATTCAAAAGCTTTTGATTGGCGATGAATTCCTTTTGATTTAGAGATCCTTTCAACTTATTATTAGCTTCATTCAAAGCGATAATTCCAGCTACAAACTCTTTGTTTTTGCCAATGGCCAAGTCCATCACTTTGGCATAATCGGAACCCCAATTGATGGCATCATCCTGGATTATTTCTTTTCTTGTAATTGTACCTTCTGCCATGATTATTTACTTTTAGCGTTTTGTTTTTCGATAGCAGCTACTTTCTGCTTAACTTGTTTTTCGATGGAATGGAATTTCTCCACTGATATAGTGTAGAAATCAAAATCGTAACCTAAAATCGAGGAATACACCGCCATTATATCGACAATAGAATTGGATTTATCGTTTTGGTTTTCTGCTGGTTTTGGCAACGTACTTAATAGATTTTTGATTTTGCTATTGATTCCCTTTGACTCTCTTTCGATTCGATCTAAATCTTCATTGTAGGTTTCGGTTTTTAACTTGTAACCAAATTCTAAAAGAATATCGATTAGGTTTTGTTGTTTGTCAAATCGCAAAGCTTCGACTGCACTTAATATGATGATGTGTTTTTTTTCCAGATATTCCACTTCTTTGGAAACAATGAACACTTTACTACTGCCTTGTTTATTATATCGTTCCTGATACTCTTCATTCAATTTTTGCCAAATAGCAATAAGCTCATCCATTGCTATTTCTTCATCGCACAGCAAAGTGATGTCATTGTTTTCTATGATTTCCATGTAGGTAATCATGGGTATTTTTCGAAGGCTGTTGTAAATCATAATCCTAATTCTTTACGGTAATAATTCAATATAAAAGGCAATATTTTTGACTGGATTAGCTCGGTTAAATTTTCATCTGTCAAACCAAATAGACTGGATGAAAGCCAATTTGGAGAATCGAGAATATCATCTGTTTTAGGATCTGTAGAACCAAAGAAAAATGTATCTCCAATGAATGAAACATAAAAAGCATTTAGCCAACTGCCTGTATCTTTTCCTGTGAATGGTTTGCCAGCTCCTTTGGTACCATTGGTTATTAATTCAGTTGCTTTTGAATAATATCCTATTGCTTTTCCGTAGATGTCCTGGCTATCTTGATTGATTTGTTTTTTGTTCATTTCAACCATCAAAACACTCATTGACTTGATGAAATCAAATAGTTCTTTTGAAACTATTTCAGGTTGCAATTGCTTTGCTTTTTCGAGTTGAGTGTTGAAATTTGCCATATTTTTAATAAAAAAGGAGCTAAAACCAATTTGGCTTTGCTCCTCTTATACAATAAAATTTTATTCTATTTTTATTTGGAATCTACTTCTTTTGCTTCGATTACCTTTGCATCGTCTGCTTTTTTGGTGGCAATTTTAAAAGCTTTTTTTAGTTCCAATAAACGTTCCTTTTCTGGAATACTTCTAAATACCCAAGTATTCTCAAATTCAGCTTTGAACTGATCAAACGTTCTACTGTAATTTTCTTCAAACGTTATGCCTTTGTATTTTGGGCGTGGCATTATGAAATTCCAGTTATAGATAATGGACCTGTACTTTCGTATGTAGCTTCTGTTTGAGAAACAACACCGTTCAAGTCTAATACATTTGTATTAGCAAAACCAGTTCCGGTAAGTTCATAAACACCATCAGGATCAGCATCAACAAATGAATGCGTTACAGCTACACCAGCAGCAGTTTTTAAAGTAACATCTGCATTTTCTAATGATGTGATTACATCTTCGCCAGCACATCCACCATTTACAGTGAATTTTATTGATGTTGAAGTTGCACTTACTAATTCCAACGTTACATCAAAAATACCTTCCAACTCTATTTGTGACCAAGTAGGCTTTACGATAACTCCATTATCCTCAAACTCGTTGTAATCTTCATATTGAAGCGTTACAGGAGTATAAGCTGGTTTGTCCGCCAAAGCATCTACACGCTTACCAACGGTAACTGTTACCAATTGTCCTTTGATCTTGGTTCCATCTACAGAAACTCCTTTGATTTCTTGTGCATCAGTGAACTCATACACTCTCATTTTCTTACCATTGTAAGATTTCAAAGCGTTATGAGAACAAAGGCCTAAAAAGCAATTGAAGGTTCTGATTTTCTTTCCGTTTTTGGTTTTGTAACGGCTATTTCCTTCAAAATACGTATCTTCAGTATCGGCAACTGCCAATTCTTCAATCTCGTAAAGAGGAATGATTTTTTTAGCATCACGATCTGTTTTCCAAGTTGCTAAAGTCTTGAAGTTTGCCAACGTAGTGAACTCTTGTTCATCCGTAGCTAGGGCGTGTCGGATCGTAACACCTTCTAGGCATTGCTCTTTTGCTCCTGTGTTTTTATTGCCAACACCATCTTTGGCACATTCTACTATTATCATAGCTTCTATTTTTTAATGATTAAACGTATAATTTTTTAGTGCAATTCTTATTGATGATAATGTCCATTGTTAATATCACACTATCCCATATATCGCATTGTGTTGATTCTTTTTGTTTTGTTGAAACATTAGATTTTTCAGACCATTCAATGCTTTTATCTCCAATAGTTGCAACTAATTTCAATTTGTTTATAAAATCGTTTGCTACTTTATATTGAATAGAGAAATCTCTATTTTCATTTAATGTAGCTATTTCAGAATTGCATGATATCCAGAAAGTAACCTTCTTAAATTCATATCCCGCAACTACTTCTGAACTTTTCCAACCTTCAACCAACCAAATCAATGGATACTTCGTTTTGCCATTCAACCCTAAAACAGCATCAATTTGCTTTTTATCCATAGATAAAATCCATTTATTTAAAGCATCTGTATTACCCCAACTATATGCAACTTGCTTATCATTGTGAAATACTTTTTGAACTGTTTTAATTAATGCTTTTGGTAAACTAAATATCATAATATGTCATAGTATTTAGTTGAACAAAACAATCTTTACCGTAATCCTCTTTGTGAATTTCAAGAAACTGAAAAAGTGAAATATTACTTTCTGAAAAACCAAAACCAGCCCATTGAACAAAATCATTCCAAGCATCAACTCTTTTATTTTTGGAACTTTCTTGAGTAGTATTATCTGCTTTTGCTTTTGATTCTCCAGTGCCTGTATTTAGCGTTCTGGTATTTAATGAGTAATAAAAAAACACATAAGGAGCTAATAGTGATTCATAGATTTTAACATCTTGAATTGTTGCTATTTCTGTAACAATACCTTTCCAGTTTTTAGTTTTTGAATTATCACAAGGATCTGGAAAAGAATAACCGTTTAATAAACGATTCCACTTTGCATTTGCTCCTGTTATTAATTTCCAATAAGAACCGTCTAATTCCAGGTTAAGCATAAAATCTTTATACAAAGTTTCTCCAAGCAATAAACGTAAACATTCTGTTTCATGCTTTTGAATTTGAATCAAAAGTTGAGTATCAACGTTTACTTCTGTTGAATTAATATTTGCAATATGATAGTTGCCGTACGAGAAATTAGATAGTCTGGTAAACATGGTTTATAGTTTTTTTACAACTTCTTTACTTTCATAAATTGCCAATGCAACATCTGAAACTTCTTGAGATTGTCCTTTTTTGAAATAACCAAAATCTTTAGTAAATTCTACCAATGTTTTGTTGGTTAAATTAACCGTTGCAGCAGTTCCACCTTTTTTATAATTTTCAAGGGTTTCAGCTCCTTTTTTATCATAAAACTCTTTTGTGATTCCTGCACTTTTAGCTCCTTTTTCAGATGCTTTAGTTGCTGCTTTTTTTTCTGCATTGTAAGCTTTTAAATCCTCTGGACCTAATAAAGCTATTTCTTCTGTTGTTTTTTCTACAAACATGATTTTGTGTTTTTTTGTTATTATTAAAAACCTATCCATATTTCAGGATAGGTTTATTTTTTTTATTCAGCAGTAATCAAAGTTTTCACATTTGTGAAAGTATCTTTTACCAATCCGATTTTAGTAGCATCTGGAATGATCACGGCAAAGAATTTCTCCAATACGTGAGTTCTGATGTTTCTTGAAAGTCCAGTAGCTGCATTGGTTGCAACTGCATCAGTACGTCCATCTGTTTCCATGTACATTAAAACAGAATCTACACCAACTTTTACCGTTGAAAAGATATCTCCAGTTACAAACTCATCAACTCCTAAAGTTGAATCCTTAATAATTGGAATGTAAACACCGCCCCAATCTAAACCATTTTGAAGAATGTTTACTGACTGTCCATTTGACAAGGTGTAAATGCCATCAGCATTCTTTTCTTGTTTCATGTTTCTCCAGGCGATTGGATTCATCATAAAAGCAGTTACATTGAAACCAAGATTTTCAATTGTTGCAATTACAGCCCCCATCGCATCGTAATTGTTTGGATTGGTATTGATCGCCAAAGCAGCGTCGGGAGTAAATGCACTCGCACCTGCCTTAACAGCAGTAAGGACTACGTTTGGCAACTTATCGTTAACCAATTCCGAAAACTTCTGAACCATACGGTTAACCAACGCAGGGAAGAATCTTCTCAATTTTGTTGTGGTAAACCACATAACCGCAACTGGTTCAGCTGATTTCTCTTGAGTTGCAAAAGTTTCTTTTACAATTGGTTTCAATTTACATTCTGATGTGATTTCAGCGGTACCTGTTACGGTTTCGTTGATAACAATCAAAGTGGCTGAATCCATTGGCTGAACATCAACTAAATCAAGGATTTTAGAAGCTGGACTTCTGTAACCAAAATATCCTAACAATTTACCCATCAAAGTCTGAACTCCCGATCCAACAACTCCAGTAGATCCAGCAGCTGGAAAATCAGTGCTGTTGATTGTATTTACCGACATGACATCAGTAGATGCAATTGCTTTTGAAGTATCCATTGAGAATCCTTCTTTTACAGTATGGGATTCGCCAGAAACGGCTTCATCATACTTCTCTTTGAAAATATTCTCCAAAGAATCCATTTTGCTTTCGGCTGTCTGTTTTGACATTTCAACAATTTTAATACCTTGAGCTTCGACAGTTTCTTTCAAAGTGTCGATTGTTGATTTTTGTGTATCAACAGTTTCTTTTAGCGTTTTTGTCGCTTCTTCAACGGCTGTTTTTGCCGCTTCTTTAGCTTCTTCTTTAGAAAGTTTAGCTTCGTGTTCTCTTTTTTCTGTAGAATACTGATCTCTTTCAGTTTCTGACATCGCCTTTAATTCGGCTTCGTTTTTGTACTTAAACATAATTTAATAGATGTTTGAGTTAATAAATATTTCTTTTTTCTCGATTTGAGTGTCTTCCAACGGCTCGGGATTTGGAGGAGTGCTATTATCAGCGGCTTCTTCTTTATTTTCTGTCACTTCCAATGTTGGAGTGATCCAATTACTACCTTTTACAACAGCAGAACCTTCGATTATTTTAGCTTCGGTAACCGCCCAAAAATAATTTTTAGCCTCTACATCTTCTTTGTTTGCAACATATTTGATGTATTTGTTCCAGTTTTCCAATTGATCTGGATAAGCATCTGAATTGATGCAGAAATACTCTTTTATGTATCGCATTCTAACGGAATGATTTCGAACATATCCTTTTTGATACTGACCAAACATATACTCATTTCGCTCTTTGTCAATAACAGAATCAAATACTAAAGCTTCGGTTTCGCCATCTAAATCAAGACCTAAATCTTTCCAAGCGTATTTTTTGGTGTATGCTTTGATTTCTTCAGTTATAATGCCTTTGAAACTTAAATCGTGTTCTTGACATAAATAAAAGATTTTGCTTTCTGATAAAGATTTTTTCCATATACCAGGAATGTGAACGTCGGTATGGCTATCCATCAATCCAGTTGTATTAATGATACATCTGACTTTTAGAGTTGTAGCATCTGGATTTGGTTCTGCATCTGCTTTCAAACGTTCGCCTTTTTCATCAACTGCAAATGACATGAAAGAAAAAGCATCAGCTTTTTTGCTTTCAGCTTTTCTTTGGTCCGTTAGGCTGTTTCTGTTTTCAAAAAGCCATTTCATCTGCTCTTCCTGATCTTCGAAATGTTTAATTTTTATCATTTTGAAACGGTGTTATCTTTTGACATTCTTTTTAAGCGGTTTTCAATCGCTCTTTGCATTTGTGGATCATCTGTTTTAGTTGCAATTTCTTTCAACTGTTCAGCATCTTTTGGTAACTTTTTACCTAAACTCATGACAATATATTTTTAGATTGAAGAATCTTTTTATACTCACTTTCGTTAATTATATTTTTATCAAACAGAGTTCCATACTGATCAATGGTTTTGCCATTTGTTGTCTGAATTCTTTCCTGAATAAGGGACATTGAATTCAAGTGATTAAAATCAACTTTAATCGGTTTTTTGGTTGGAAATTCAGCATTTAAAGAACTAATTAAATTTTCTGCCATTGGATAAACTTCATTTTCAATCAATCCAACTTCAGCAACTTCTTTGTTTTCAAATGTGGCATTTTTGCCGTATGGACTTAACTCAATTGGAAAATTGTAAGCATCATAAACCGCCAAAATATCCGTTTCAACAATCTCATAAAACTTAACTGTATTTAGTTCAGATGATAAGTTTTTGGCATCTAAACCTTTTGATGAAACAATAATTCTATTAACCAAACCTCGACTGGAAAAACGATCTTCCATTTCTTCTTTTTGAGTTTTCAAACCTCCACCCATTACAGGAACTGGAGCATTCAAACCTTCATCAATATTATTTCCTGCTGATGTTTGCTTTGGCGAAACTATTGTGGTTCCTGAATTCTCAATTTGTATTCCTTTTGCTAATTGAGCATCTCGGATATTTTCTACTTGTGTTTTTAAAGGTGTTATTCTTGAATATCCTTTTTTTGTTTTATTGTTTCTAACACTATCAAAGAATAATATTACATCTGATAATAGTATTGTTTCTGCTTTTCCATCGATTTCAGTTGTAAGTTTATCTCCATTTATATCTGTATTATCAGGATCTAAATTGATTAATTCCAAAGTTGAAAAATTTCCAAATGACTTGTATTTTTTCCAGATTGCTGTCCACCCAGCCGATAATAAAAAAACAGAAAACTCTTTTAAAAATTCTTCCTTTGATTGTGTATCGTTTGGATTGTTGATTTTATCCAACAACTCACTTTTATCTTGTTCACTTGAAAAATTGGCACTTGATAATTTGCTGGCAATTTTATTGAAAACGTTATTTAAAACAAATGTTTGTTTTTGAAGCTTTACGAACTTTGTTGAATCCGGGTAAAATGTTTTTTTGTCATTAGTTCCTATTCCAAAAACATCAATTTCCATCCTTACTGGCTGTCCGTTAATGGAATTGTTTCTGGTTTCTATACCAAATCTGAATGCTCTTAAAGATTCCCAGAAGCCCATATTGTTTTTTTAATTTATCTCAACAAATGTAGAAAATATTTTCTTATTTATAATGTTTATAAATAAAGATTTTAAGTATAAAAAAACCGCTAACTGAATTAGCGGTTTTTGATTTAGTTTTTCATTCTATTAAATAACCTCCTGATTATAAATCCTCTCAAAAAACTTGCAATAAAAAATACTGCTGTAGTTATTAAGTTCTGATTGATGCTTATTTTTATTCCGAGTAATGGATAAATCCAGAGTTGAATTAAAAATGAAATTAATAATCCAGTAATAATATTAACTGTTGTTTCGAGTAAACTATTTTTTATACTTTGCATAATTATTCAATTTTCCATCCTTGAGCTTGCAAAAACCAACGCCCGTTGCTTTCCGAACCTCGTAAATTGATTTGAACTTTTACTTCTTGACCGATTGCGATATTGTCTAAAAGCGAAGTTTTGTCTTTTACAAAATCAATCGGTATTTTTTGAGGATATTGTTCAGCGGTTTCAACTACCACTAATCTTTTTGTAAATCCATTTTGACCTACACTTTCTGTTTGTCCAACAAAGACAACTTTTCCTGATACTTCCATTTTATTGATTTTAAATTAATTATTGATTTGTCATAAACAGATGTCTTAAATTCGCCCAAATGTATCTCATCATTTCAGTCAAAGCATCTTCAGCGTCATCATGTCCATCTTCGTGTTTTCCAGTTTTAGGATAAGATTGTAAGTGTTTAATGAATTGCTTATATTCCTGACTGCTATTTTCATCTGGTTCTACAAAATAAATATAAGATATGAATTGCGCCCAGGCACTTATTCTTTGCTCTTTATTGCCTTCGCTGTAATATCCTGAAACATTCACACCCATCGATTGTAATAGTGTTACAAAAACACTTCCTTGGTTGTTCACTTCAATTTTATTGACAACTGAATTATGTTGTTCGATTTTGCTTTTTATTTTTAGTGAAGTAATCCTGCTTGGTTCTTGAGTATATATCGCATCAAATACGTAAATTTTATTTTTATTGATTTCGACAAATGGAGTAGCAAAATAATCACTTCCAGTATCAGCAACATCAGTAAATGAATATCTAATGGCGCTTTCTCTATTTTCTGGTAATGTTTTTACGAAATTCAATTTTCCGTATAATAAACCTTCTTCGGTTTCAGACGCTTGATTGAATTGGATATTATAAGCCATTTCGGAAATAGGTTTGCTATCATCCACCAAACCCATTTTAGTCGATTTTAGAATATCCCTGCTCAATCGTAAAGGATCCAATAATCCATCAATGTAGAAGTTTTCTATTTCTTTAGGTTCGATATTTTTATAAACATTTTCGGCTGGCAAACATATGTGTCTGCATTCATCTTTAAAAACACTCAAGCAATGTGCAGTAGTATCTTTGCTCGATAATCTTTGTTCTACTAAAATATAAGGCGTTTTGGCTTTGTCCTTTTTTCTGGTCTGAAATGCCTTGAATTGATTGATTGCTCGTTTTCTTTCAGCTGGACTATCAGCAATACCAACATCCATTCTATCATCGTCAATTAGAATACTAGCGTGTTTTCCAGTAACAGATCCATTGGTAGAAAATGAATAACGTACACCACCTTTATCTGTTTGGTAAAATGTTTTTGCCGATACATCCCTCCTTATTTTCACATCTGGAAAATAGGATTTGAATTTATCGCTTTCGATTATATCTTTTGATTTAGAAGAAAACTCATTGGCGTTACTTGCTGATACTGTATTTGTCATTGCAGTTTTGGAACTGTCAATCGCCCAAATCCAAGCAGGCAACATTCTGGACGTAATCGTACTTTTTGATGTACCTGGAGGAATATTAAAAAGTAAATTCTTTTTAATATCGGTTGTGATTCCAGAATACCATTTATCATCTGAAATATGTGGTTTTCTGTCTAAAACATATTTATCTGCAACCAATTGTATTTCATCACACATATACTCGATATGCCAGTTATGTACATACGGATCAGTAATAATAATATCCCAAAACTCTTTCACAAAATAAAAAAGAGAGCGTTTGCACCTCTCTGATTTTACTTGAATTAATGATGGGATTTGTGTTGACAAAATAGGTTTTGTTTTATTCAATTAGGTTTAAAAGATTTTCTACTTGATTTGTAGCACATTCAACCGTATTATCAATTTCGGTAAATATTCCAACGGTGTCATCTCCATTTAATGATTTGATATAATTTTCATTATATTTTAGCATTGCTTTTATTAATTGTTCTTTAGTGTAATTTTTCATTTTATTTTTTTTTAGATTATTGTTCATCTTGTGAATATGCTTTTTCAATTTCATCTAATGCTGCATCTGAAAGTTTAGAAACATCAATTGAAATATTTGATTCTGGTTTCTTTTGCTTATTATCAACTTCATAAAAACCAATATGCTTGTTGATTTTCTCAATGGTCCATTCTTTACCGTGAAGTTTTATTTCGATACCATTCAAAGTTTGCTTAATGCTTTCGATGCACATCAACTGTTCTTTGGTTAATTTATCGAAATCCTTGAATGTTAATTTTCCTTTTTTGTACTCAACATATTCATCAATTCTGGAATTTCGAAGAATGTTCAAGTGTCGAAGCATTTCTTCAGTTGTGATATTGAATTTCTTTTCGGCAATTTTAGCAACCTTTGATTGAAGCTCCAGTACACGTGCCGTAACTATGCCGTTATTAAACAACTCTTGAGCCTTTCGGCTTATGGTTGCTGTTTTCATTCTTGAAGTCGAATAAGCCTCACGATAAGCCGCTGATTTATCTCCCAAACGAATGTACGCCTGGCAGAATGATTCTTGCTTAATAGTAAGGTTATTTGATTTCATTTTTATTCTGATTTGAAATTTATATGTATTGTAAAAAATAAAAAACCAAATGAAAGTGTTTTGGTTTCGAACATTTCCCCAGTATCAACATTTTCAGCAATACAATCAGAAAAATCAACTCCTAATAAAAAACTATCTGTGTTTAATTCAAATGATATATTCATATTTTTATTTTTATCTCTACCGTGTGCAACATCTTGACTAAAGCCTTGCTATTACTAGGATTGTGATTTTATCAATTCTCTCAATTTTTCATTGATTTCTTCATCATTTTGACCACGTGAAAAAAGATAATCCTGAATTGCTTTGAGTTTTATGAGTTCTAATTCCTTTTCAGACAATGTTATTATTTGAAACTGTATTTTTTAGGTTGAATATCTATTATTTCAGCATCAACACAGGTTTGAA